GCACCAATGGCTAACTTACTTAGAACATTAGTTGCGCTAGAATAAATTATATCGCCAGTTGCATAACTGGTTAGAGCAGTACCACCTTTAGATGTAGGAACTGCACTGGTTAAATTACCCGGATCCAAGAAATAACTGCTGTCGTAGGTGTCTAATGTGCCAGCGTCAATAACACCTGCCTTGATGAATACCTTACCAACAGTTCCAACGGTACCAACATTAAATTGATCTGTATTAAAACTAGCCACACCTTCGTTTGAATAGTTTCCGCTGGCTAAGGCAAGGTCAACTCTGTTTACATCTAATGTAACTGTTCCAGTATAAGGACCAGATCCAGTGCCAGTGACTGTTAAAGGACTGTTTAATGCTTTATCTACGCTTTGTACAACTGGGGCCCAAGAACTATCGCCTCTTAAGAATGTTGAGCTATTAGCAGTTCCTGCTGATGCTAGCCTAGAAGTACTTACTACTCCGCTTACAATATTACTTGCATCAATAGTACTTGCTGATAAACTATTCCAGTTTCCTGCTGTTCTAGAACTAGTATTAACAATTGCAACCACTTGAACATTTTGTGTGATTATGTGTGCAGTGCTGCTGCCTTGCGCAGTTATATTTAGAGGATTAGTTACTAATCCACCGGTACTAATTAAAGCATCGGATCTTAAAGTATGAATAGTAAAGCTGTTTGTAGTTATACTACCTACAAAATAATAAGTATCAGAACTAATTGCAACACCATCAATACTAAAAAGACTAGCACCAGTAATTTGAATAGCATTGCCTGTGCTTAACCCGTGTGATGATATTACAATTGTGTTGCTTACTGTATCAATCACATATCGAGTAAGACTGTGTGTACCGCTACTAGATGATGTAAACGTAATCTGTGTTGATAAATTATAATCTGAGTATAATTCTAAATTATCTGCATCTAATCTTTTTGCGTATACAACGGTATTGTTTGTTAATCCGCCAATAGCGACATTAGGAGCACTTATATATCTTAATGGATCCCCATTATTGAATCCGTGTCCAGTTTTTGTAATTTTGCTAGTAGCATATGTTACATCGCCACCTGTACCTATATCCGCTGCGTTGAAAGAAATTGCTAAAGAGCCGGTTAATGTAATAGTGTTTACAGTTGCATTGTTATCTGCAACAAAGTCTGGACTTCCTGAGCTTGCAATAAACGTTTGGCCGCCAATTAAGTCAACATATGCTCTTTTTTCAATTTGAGATATTGTAATACTAAATGCTGTTCCGCCGCTTCTTCCGCCAATATCTGCATCAGCCGCTGACAGTGTATCACCAACAATATATCCGCTACCGCTTCTGACTATATCAACACTAGTAACTGCGCCACCGGCAGATACAGTAATATCGGCTTTTGCTCCGGTTCCTGCTCCGCTAGTAGTTAATGATACACTTCTATAAATTCCGGCAGTTAAATATCCTGAACCTGCTGTTAAGCCTGCATTGTTAACTGTTGCAACTGCGCCTGGTCTATATTCAGTTAGTACGCCCTGTGCTCCAGTTGATGCACTAGTAATAACGCTTCGAACAGTTCCTGTGGCTGCGGTTGTTGTTACTACACTTCCTGCATTAGTGTAGGTAAATGTTGTTGGATCAACGACTGTAATTTCCGCAACACTGTCAAATGTTGAATCACTACATACAATCTTTACAAAACTATCGTTAGCTAAATTATGATTTGTAGCAGTAACAATGGTAGCTACATTACTACCATTTCTAGCAACGGTGCTAATAGATACGTTAGTAAAATTATAAGTGCCCGATGTATTAAGTTTTAAGAACTGACTTTCTAAGCTATAGGCTAAGAAATAATTGTCAACCGTTGCACTTGTTGATCCCACAACGGTAGGATTAACCGCAGTGTTAGTATCTGACGGAGTTGCATCCCCGTTAATAGTTAAATTGTTTACAGCATTAAATGTTGCATTAAAAGTATCTCTTGTACTTGCAACTACAATGCTAGTCGAACTAGTTACTGACCCTTTTAAATATCCTGTTGCTCCAGTAACTGCCTGTGTAATTACTGCACCATCAGATGCTGTTATTGCAGAACTTAGAGTTAAATTTCTTTGTTCGTATTCTTCGCTAGTAATATCACCGTTTAACAAATCTGACGGAGGAACATCTTCCCACTGATTTACTCTTTCTCCGTAACCAAGCACGGTTGTACTTACAAATGTTCGTGTAGCTGGTAATAAATCGCTGTTGATCAATCCGTTAGCATTTAATTGAATTAATGCTCCCGGAATTGCATTTGTGCTTACGCTTTGGTCAATAAACGGACCTAGTCTATTGTTCATGAACGATCTAGCAGCTAACTGAGTATTAAGTCTACTGTCGCTAGCACCGCCTGGATCATTGTCGCCTAAATCAGGATCTGTTGAAATCGCTGTAATAATAACATTTGATAAACTTAATCTTAAAGTATCTAAAGTACCTACAGTAACTTTATTATTAAATGTAATATTACCTGTTCTGTTAAACGCTGTAATAAAATCACCAACTTTAAAGTCGCCTAGTTCGTTAGTACCTGAAGTATAAACTCGTCCAGGTAATTCTCGAACTTGTTCATATTCTGCTCTGCCTTCACCGCCGTTTTGTGGTAACGCATTATAGTCTGTTCCTGAACCAGCGTATTCCCAGGTGTGTCCTGAACTATTAACAATACTTGGTCTATGGAACCAGATTTGATTTTCTGGTAAATTGCTTAGATTAGTTAATACTCCGCCAACTTGGGTACAATTAATTGAAAATCTTGCACTACCTAAATCAGTTTTTGACACAACTGACGATACCCCAATAGAAGTCACTGGAGTAGGGTTAGTATGATCAGCGTCAATTGTACTAGATCCTGTGAATAATTTTCTTACAGTACTAGAGCCGATGATAACATTATTAATAGAAACTACCAGTTCATAGGTCAAAGGATCATAACTATAAACATATGCACTGTTTGGATCGGCTCCGGTTACTCCGGTAATTGCTCTTCCTGGAACAAAATTATACACTCCAGCTGCTAGTGTAAGTGTTTGATAAGTGGTATGATCTTCAATGATATCATTTACGAAGAACTCTTCAACACCTGTAATAAAGTATTGGGTTCCTGATCCTACTGCTAGAACATTAACTTCAAATGCTAAACTTTCATCATAAAATAATTTAAATGTATTAGCAGTCAAATACCCTATATAATATGTTTGTTCGTCGTCAAGCCCACTAATTATAGTTCCGCCATTGGCGTCGTATACTACTGCATCAGTGTTTAAAAATCCGTGACTGTTAATTGTAAAAATATTTGTTACAGTATCTACAGCAGTAGCAGAATTAAATGACACTGTAGTAGTTGCTGGTGCAAAACTGCTGGTAATGTCAACATTTGAGCCGTCTCTGACTCTGATTACAAATTGTTCAATTGGAGGACCTGCTCGTCCTAACCCGATTATTTCTAAAGTCTGAAAACCGTCAACTGTACCTGTAGCAACTGCTATCGACTTATCAAAATCAAATGCACTAGGACTGTAACCGCTAGATCTTAAGGCATATAGACCAAAGTTAGTAGCAGAGTTAGTGATCGAAACATAGCCGCCGCTTTGACAGTAAACACCGTTAAGTAAGAAAATTTGGAAACAGCTAACAATCTGAGAGTATGCATCGTTAATAACTCGCCAACCTGTACCGCCAAAACTTAACATGGTAAACGCATTAGCAACCATGGATTTACCTTGACTTGGTGCCGGACCGCTTACGGGATTTTCAACTTCTAACTGGGTCGGTGAAGTGTTAGGATCTATAACTTTACTACCGTCAATCAATACACCATTACCGCCTAAGAAACTGATAATAGAACAGTTCTGAATGTATGGAGAAGTTGTAATAACTGGTTTTGTGCTTGGTAGATATGTGTAACCTACTCTGCTAGTACCTGCATCGGTGTAATCGTCAAACGATACTGTATAGTCCCATGTAAATTGCGGAACAAAGCTGGCATCAACTGCATCTCTAAATGTCATTTCTGCAAAATAACAACCGTTACGCACACGTAACATATCTTTATTTGCATTCAGTGGTCTAATAATACAACTTCTTAGACCGTCACCTTTAACAACAACATTGTCTGGTACAATAATTGGGTTGTCTTCAGAATAGTCGCCGGCTGCTACTGAAACAATTACTCTAGTACCGTTAACTGCTCCCCCCGACGTGTAAACAAGTGCCGAAGCTAGTTGTAGCGCACGTTTAACAGTTTTAACCGGAGCACTAACTCCGTCATTTAAATCGTTACCTTTAGCATCTGACACATAAATTCTATTACCGCCAAATGTATCTACATCTCTAAAACTAAGATTACCTGATCCATCAGTTCCTAATACTTGTCCAATAGATCCTGTTGCTGTAGGTAATGTTAAGGTGTAATCTGCAATAAGAGTGTCAGGTGCTTTGATGCCTATATAATTGGAGCCATTGGCAGTAAGTTCACTTAATTTTATACTGTTGGCATTTTCGACTACAATGTCGCCGTGCGATTGGACTTCTGTTGGGGTTATGATAAGTTGATCAGCGCCGTCAATTGTAGCCTTAATATTGCTTGTTGTAACACCATCATCGTAAGCTTCTATTTTTGTGTCGCCTTGGAATGATCGTTTTGTAATATCACTAACAGTTGTATCTTCTTTTTTAATGAAAACTTTACCGTCAGCCGTATTAATTACAAATTCTCCAGTGTCAAGTTGCACGCCTGTGGGAGCTACACCAGATGTTGTTGACCGTTTGTGTCTAATACGAGTTGACATTAAATTGTTCCTCCGTCAATGACGTCTGTCCATGTTGGTATGTTTGAACCGTCAGTGGTTAAAATTCCATAACTTGTTGTGGCATTTGATCCTGGATTACTAGCGGCAGTAACTTGTAATGCGCCAGTAGTGTTTCCAAATATTATACCGTTCGCTGTAAATGTTCCAGCGCCAGTGCCTCCATATTGCACTGCTAAATCTGTTCCTAAACTTAATTCGGTTGCATATACATTACCGGTCAGTCCGTCAATAATTGTAGTTGAATCGTCAGCAAATACTGAACCTATTAAGTCTCCAATCAGTCCGCCAGTTGCAGATATTGTCCCAGATAAAGTTAATGATGATGCTTGAATAGTGTTTGCAACTAGTAAACCGCCATTTACTGTTACTGTTGAAGTTGGATTTAGCTCAATATTGCCGTCAGACGTAACTACTAGTCTGTTAGCAGTTATTAAATTACCACTTAAACTTTGTCTTAATAGTGTACCTGCCATAATTAAATATCCACATAACTCACTGTCGCTGCTACTACGCTAGGTGTTGAACAACTAGCTTGAATAGAACTGTTGGTTGATAAAATCATTCTTTCTGCTGAAAACACAAATGTATCGTTTGGATCAATTGGTACAGCACTCAATACTATATTAGTTGCACTAGGTGATGCTGATGGCTCGCAAACATATAAGTCTACGGTTACACCTGCACCACTATTATTACATAAAAATACTGTAGTCACTGCAATACTAGTACCTGCTGCAATTGTAGGAATTATGTTTTGATTACTTCCAGTTAAAAGTGTGTTTTTAATTGCCATTTGAATTCCTTATAAAATTAATGAGTACAACAAAGATTTTGTTTTACTGATTAATTCATCTGTTGTTCCGCCTTCGTTAATAAAATATAATCCTGTGCCGCCGTTGCCTTCTCCTGCTTTTGCGTAAATCTTTTTGTAGCCAGCTCTTAGTGCAGGGTCAGATGCTTGATTTTCTAAATTCATATAAGCATCAAAATCAATATTATTTGTAGTTGCTGTAATAATTAAATTACCTGTAGTAGTTGTAACAGTACTGCTAGATAAATTTAAATTGTTTACATTAAGACCAGTTGAGTTAATAAAGGCTTTCTGTACTCCGTGTACTAGAAAATCAACTTTATTTGCTAAAGATACTGCGCCAGTATCTGTTACTTGAACTGATGTAATTAACGGATTGCTTCCTGATTTTATTCTATCACTAGTAGTATTAGTTACATAAGATTGTACATAATCTACTAATGCTTTCATGTTTGGAACTATATCATCGCCTTTACTTGTATACGGAATTGCACTATAGTTAATAACTTGTTGTTCGTAGTTAACTGTATTTTTAACTGTTATAACTCCAGTACCGTTACCTATAAGATTTAGATCTTGATTGGTTCCTGTTTTAATGCTGTTAGTTTTAATACCTAATAAAGATCCGTCAGCTTCCTCAAAAACCCATGTACCAAAAGTAGTTAGAGCAGTTGAAGGATCGTAATGAGATTCTGTTTCTTTAAACAATAATCTTGCATCGCTGTACGCACCACGTTGAATATTAACACCGGCAGAGTTCCCGTTTTGAGAAACTCCGTTACCTTGTTCGCCGGCATTAATTTCAATAACATTGTCAGTGACAGTTAGATTAGTTGACTGAACTGTAGTCGTTGATCCGGTAACTAATAGATCGCCGTTTACGGTAATAAGCCCATTTCCGTCCGACGTATCTAAAAATATACTACTACCATTATCAACGACTATTTTGTAGTCGCCGCCAGTTACTCTAACTATCTTTGACATGTTTATTTCCTAATTATACTGCGGTTAATGTTAACTGTGTCGATGTTGAATCGTCGTCAACAGTCCATGTATAACGATTGTCACTCCAGTCGTATGCATAGTGCGCTGTTAGTCTTTTAACTCTAACAGATCCTGCGCCAACTACGGCACCAATAATATTCATTTGTCCAGCAGTTAATGAACCAGTTGCTACGTCAACATTAGTACAGACAAATGCTGTACCAGCAGTTATTTCTGCTTCAATTGTAGTAACGGCTGAGTTAGAACCTGTGGTATTGTTTTTACAAGCAAATTTATTACGACTTGTCTGCTTTAGAATATTTCTATCCTGTCTAATAGCAGTTCCATCGTGGAAGTTACATTTGATTGATTGATCTGGATTTTCGTTGCTTAAAGACCCGAAGTGTCTTTTGTTAAGAGGGCGTCCCATTTGTTTTCTCCTTTATGTTGACGTTCTAAGTCTACGCGGCGGGCTACCGCATAAGTCTCATTGCTGAGTTCTATAATAGACATAGTATTTATCCGTGCGGAGATTTCTACGAATCGTGGTATATTTTAATAGCTATAAAATCTATTAGACCTAGCTCACTGTGGGGGTAAAATAAATGAGGTTGTAGTTCTATTACTACACCAAACGATGGATCTTGGATTTCTTCGGCTGTCCAAACTCTGCCCCATAGATCGTTATTTGATCCGTAAGTTTGATCATTTTCAGCTTTAAGATTAAACTTGTTTTCCTCTATGATTTGATCTTGATAACATAAAGATATAAGTTTATCTTGTATTCTTGAAAGACGTTGTGTAACTAGTTGAACTTCTATTCCTAAAATAGTACCTAAATTTTCAAAATTAAATTCTGTTGCCCAGACTTGTGCTGCAGAATTTCTAAAACTTACATTAGTGACTCCAGAAATATAGTATAATTCTTTATCAGTAAGTGCAAACCCATCAGGTCTTTTTATTGCATCTAAGTTTGTCCAATTTACATTGTCGTCGCCGGTTGGCATTTGAAAAATAGTTTGTGGGGTTTTTCTAATTTCAGTAAGCATAAAAATATTTACCTAAAAAAAAGGACTCCGAAGAGCCCTTTTTAAAATTAAAAACTTTTGTAAAGTTTTTAGATTAGCTAAACTTAACGTTAGCTGTAGTGATGTTAACAAGACCTAGGTAGTCAGCTGCGTTACCTAAAGAACTTGCTGTGTTGCTTAATTCAACATATCCATAACGAGTCATAAAGCTTACGACTGGTTCGAATGTTGCTGGATCTAGAACAACACCACTGCTCATTAATGGAATATATGGGCAGTAGAATGCAGCAGCATCACTTTCGCTTGTACCTTTGTAACCAACTAGAACGTTATCAGTAGTTGCATAGCTGTTTACATAGATCTTCATTGCACTGTTCAATGTACCAACAAACTTAGTGTTTGTAGGTGCTTCGAATGTACCTTCTGTTGTTCTTGCGAACGCAGAAGTTGTAGCACTTTGAAGGATTGTTAATGCTGTTGGGCTAACAACTGCCCAGTTACCAGCACCGCGACGTGTACGCTGAGCGATCAAGTTAGCAACACGATTGATTTGAACAGCTAATGCAGCGTGTTCGTCACCAACGAATGTAGCTGTACCTGATACAGCAGCTTGGTTGTATGTTTCAACAGCTGAACCAGCAAGAGTTGTTAGACTAGCTAGAACTTCTTGATCGATTTCAGCGGTAATTTCTTGTGCTAAAGCAGCCATGATTTCTGCTTCGATGTCAATGCCTTGTTGAGCTTGTGCATCTTGAGCAGCTTCAAAAGTCCAACGAGCACTTAACTTACGAGTTTTTGCCTCGACAGTTTGCTTTAGGATTTGGATGCTTAGTTTGTTTCCAGCAGCACCTTCTAGAGTTGCTGTTGATGCACCTTTACCGGTACTTTCGTTACCGGAATATGCTTCAGCAATCTTGAATGGGCTTAATGCTTCTTCACCAGCAACAACACCAGCACCTGCTGAAGTTGTAGCATAGCGAACACGTAAAGTGTGAATTTGACCAACAGGTCCAGTCATTGGTTGTACACCAACTAGTTCGTTAGCAATAACTGTTGGCATTACTCGGCGGATAACCGGTAGAATAACGCGATTCAGTGTTGCAACGTTTCCAGCAGAAGTAGCACCAGCAGAAGGACTCTCCATCAAATACTTACGAGTATTCTCAAGAGTGATTGACATTGTTGATCTACGAGTGCCGGAAAGACCTTCTAAAAGGGCCTCTCTTGTTTCATTCCAACGGCCGTGTAGTAGTTCTGACATTTAATTTCTCCTTAAATTTTTAATCCAGCGAGACGTCGTATATCTACAATATTTGAGTCGTTCTCGCTACTACCGAATTGATTTTCGTTTTTGTTACCTGTAACTTCTTTTGCCTCGACAAGTGCCTGTTTCTTCTGTGGAGCATTGCCAGCTATTACGGCTGGTAGGTACTTATTAAAACTATCATGTAGTTTTGATGTCTGTACGCTTTCTAACAATTCAACCATGATTTCTTTATGGTCTGCACTTAGCGGACTTAATAATTCGTTCATTGCTGATTGACGTTCTTTGCTCTCCATAAGAGCTTTAATTTCTGCATTTTTACCTTCGACAATTTTTTGTGCTTCTGCTGCTCTTGCTTTAGCTTCAGCAACTTCTAAATCTTTTTTGTCTACGATTTTTAGCAGTTTTGATGTTTCTGATTTTTCGCTTAGGTAACTTGTTTGGTATTCGCTAGCGAATGCTTCAAACACTTTACGTCCAAAATCATTTTTACGAGCAACATCGATATCTTCTTTCAGTTGTTTTAGTTCTTGAGTTAGACCTTTTTCAACTGTAGCTTCAACTAATTTTGCTGCTCTCTTAATAAATGCCTCTTTAATCTTTTCAAATTGCTCACGACCTTCGCGTACTACTCGTACTTTAGTCTCTGCTAGGTCTTGTTTGTCTGCGTAAAATTCTGCAATTTCTTGAGCCAAAGCTTCGACAACAAAGCTTTCAAGTTTCATAAACTTGTCAGCCATTTGAACTTGATCTTCATGCAATTCACGAACTTCAGCTGCTAGTTGACGAGCAATAAACTCTTTCACTTTTTCAGCATCTTTTTTCATTTTAACTGCATACTTGGCTTTTGCTTCTGCTAAGCCTCTGCGATCATCTTCAAACTCTGCGATTTCTTCTGCTAGTCTATCAGTTAACATACGGTCAATGGCTTCCACCATAACTTCTTTGTCATGCTCATAGCGTTGTGCAAATTCTTCGCGTAGTTGTTGGGTTACTTGTTCGCGATTCTCTGTAAGTCTCGCATCCCAAGCAGCCTCAATCTCTGCTTTGATCTCTTCCGAAATCACATTGTTTTCCATCAGGGTTTTTAGTGCTTCCAACATGTGATTCTCCTTTTATTGGAGTTTGCTTATTATACCTAATAAGCTCTCTTTGAGATACTGCTGCGCTCTAGGGTCACCTTGCACCTCTTTAGCAACACGTATGCTGCGATACCCTCCTCGGGTATTCATCAAATGTTCATAAATTGGTGTAGGGTAAGCGCCTGGAGCACTTGGTTGAGCCACCACATCAACTGTGATGATCTCAAAATCTGACACTTCACCGGAACCGTCTTCTTTGACGTTTCCGGATCCGCGACTCGATACTCCTAATTTGACTCCACTCTCCAACATGGTCTTAACTAATTGGCCCATTGGGGTAGGTAGAATCTTTAATTTTCCATAACCATTTGGACCGTCCATCCACATCTCAGTAATCATGTGGCTAACTCTGTCCAAATTTACTTTCAAATCGTCAGGATGATCAACTTCACCTAAAACCGAATATCCACCGCCGATTTGATCATTGAGGGTCTTGACAGCCTTGCCGATCTCGTTTACAGGATAAACTCGTTGATTTTGATTTCTAATTCCGCCCTGAATGCAAATACCTTTCATGTAAAGATTTTTGCCATCGTGCGGATCAGACTCAACGATAATCTTCGCCTGATCAAACGATAAATTTTCTCTTAGGTATGATGTTATTGTCATCTAACGATCCTATTAACGGCGGCCAATAATACTTTTTGTATTTGTTCCGCCTACTTCACCTGCGCCCTTTTTTTCTGCGCCGTGACCTTTGGTATTGTTCCACTTGGTAGCACTTTTGCTGCCTGGAGTGTTAACATTACCTGCATTGTTTTCTTTGGTTGAAGGATTTAATAGTCCACCTTTGGTGCTTGCACTTTCAGGTTCTACTCCGCCTTTTGTAATATTAGCAGTTGTTCCGCCCATATTATTTTTACCAGCTACAATGCTTTTTGTGTTGTCAGCTTTTTCGCCTGCGCCTTTCTTTTCAGCGCCATGTCCTGCTGGTACTTTTTCTACGTACTCACGCATAAACATATCATCTTCCATTTTTGAATCTTCTTCGTCGTCCATGCCCATATCCATGTCGTCGTCGCCCATGTCGTCACCGCCCATGTCGTCACCCATGTCGTCATCGGACATTAGTTTTTCAAATTCTGCTTTTAGATCTTCTAGAGCATCTTCTAAATCTTGTACGCGATCTTCTACATCGCCTTCGCCGTCCATGTCGTCGCCTGCTTCAATATCGCCCATGAAATCATCTGTAGCATCCATTGAATCATCATCTTCGTCGTCCATGCTCATTTCCATGTCGTCGCCTGCTTCGTCAAACGCAAAATTTTCTTCCATTTCTTCGTCGTCTTCGTCGCCAGTAGACTCGTCTACTTCTTCGTCGTCTTCATCTTTAGCTTCTTCAATATCGTCAAAGTCTTCTGCTAAAAGATTTTCATAGATTTCGCGAGATTTTTCTACTACAATAGTGTGAAAAATTTCTTTGGCTTTTTCTTGGTCTTCGTTAATTAGGTATTCAAGCATCTGCTCGAATTTAGCGCGATCAGTCATATTAGGTCTCCTGTAAGTTAAAAGGCTGTCGATTTATTTACGTGATATTTCAAAAAATAGTACTATAATGGTGTAAAAATTAAGTTTTTTAATTCCATACTTGCATTAGTCTTCGAAATTCAGAATACTGCATGTGTTTAAAATTTTTAAACTTCCACAATGGATCGTGATATTTTTCTAAAACTAGTCTATAAAACTTTGTATGTGGATGTTTTTTTATAACATTTTCTGTTTGTCTAAGCCAATTTCCATAGTATGTAGCATGATCTGTAGAGCGTTTATAATTTTCTGTATCTGCATATACATTATTAAAATGAGTTTCGGTTCCTGTAAAATCAAACCCTAAAATAAACACTTCATCTGCTCCGTGAGTACAGGCCAATTGCAGTGCAGTTGGTCCAGAACTCCATCCTAGACTAGGTTTAAAAAAGTTCAATCCTTGAATATCTTTAAATCGAGCACTGTTATTTGTCCAAACTTGATTGTTTAGTTGGTACCCTGTTTTAGAAATTTCTAATATCATTTTAACATCTACAGCTATTAGATAATCCGGGTTAAAGGTTCTATATAGGGCGTTGCACCCGTAAATTGTCCCGTGGGGTCTAAGTTCTTCTGGTTGAATGCAGAGGCGGCTGCGCCCGTTTCCAAGTACAAAACTTCTCATTTATTTGTTATGCAGGTGGTGCTTCAGG